CAATACTTTGTAAATCTAAACTCTTGAATCATTGCTGTGCCAGTTCTACCGTCATTAAACGCAGAACCGTTTGCATCCATACCACCCAAGTAACTTGGTGGGACACGCAAACCTCTTAATAGTTTATCATTAAAGAATTTCAAGTCATCAATTTCACCTAAGTTCTCACCACCTGGTAATGTTTCAACTTTAGAACCACGACCTTCGGCTGTTTGAGCAAAGAAGTAATCTTCCATAATTGATAGTGGATTGTACGCACTATCAACAACGTTAGCACCACCACCTGTTTTAGATGGAATTCTTCGTTGATGAATTTCATTCTTAATACGTTCTAGGTGTTGACGTGCTTTATGTGTCGGCATATCACCAACATCAATGTAAAATACTCTACGTTCTGGCGCACGTTGTACACGATAGATAATAATAGAGTCTTCTAGTAATTCTTTTTGCTTATATACTTTAAATACAGGCTCAAGCATACTTGTGCCGAAAGGCCAGTATTGGTCGATACCTTCACTTAAAGATACATGAATAACATGCTTGGCATCAATTGCTGTTGTAGTTACATCGTGTGCGAAACGTGAACCTTCTGGCATACCAGCAGAATAATTTTGTTGCAGACCAGCAGTTGATGTTGGAAGACCCATCTTTTGATGGCCTGTCTGTGATAGTTTAACTGTGTCTGCTGTGATGTTAAGACTTTGTAAATTGATATCTAAATCTTTAATATAATATGCTTCAATCTTTTTACCTTTGCCTTCGTTTACGACAACTTTTTCAACTTTTGATGGATTTACCCAGAATAACTTATATGTCTCTGGATCTCTTATGAATATTTGGTCACCATATTTGACTGTATTTCTAAAAATTCTAAAAATACGTTTGTTCATCTTGTTCATTGAACACCACTGACGTAGTGATTTTTGAAGAACTTCGTTTTCAGTAAACGATGGGTCATCATTGTATTGAATGTTAAATGGTAGTTTAGTAGTTTCACCAAACAACGTGGAAAATTCTGCGATTGTGTCTAATGCCGCATTAACTTCTGAATCCATGTCCATTTGGTCGTATTGACCATATCTTTGGGCTCTGTTAGGTTGGCCCATGTAAACTTCTGGTAGCCAACTGCTATATTTTGAACTGGACGCATGTGTATCTCCGACACCGGTGTCCACTGAACGGCGAGGAACACCGTCGTATGTTTTAAAGTACTTTTTCCAAGTCATAATTTGTTCCTAATTTATCTATAATAACATATTCCATATTTATTGTCAACCATCTATCCACATTATTTATGTGTCATACTCCTAAAGTATTGAATTAATAGTTCCGTCTTTTGGGTTGACTTCTTGATAGCATTTACCGTGTCCGAATCTTTTCCAGTTTCGTCAATAGCCGTAAACAATAACTGATTATAGTCATATAATCGTTTCTCTAATTCCACTATTCTTTTCTCACTTAAATCCGCTAATTTGTTGGCTGCCTCTTCTTTTTTGTCCGCGGCCAGGGATTCATCGGCTATCTGCTTAATGTATTTGTTTATATCTGGGGTAACCCTTTCTTGATTTTTGAATATTAGTTGTTCTATCTTTTCCAGTTGACCAAATAGTCCGGAATTCTGTTGATTTGCTTTTGTTCTAATTGTCGCTTCGTCATTTGTAAAACCAGACTGAAGACCCCAAGACAGTATATCTAGACCTACAGTCTTAACAATCGTCCATGCTTGTGCAAAGCCAGAAGGAACCACTCCATATTTTTCAAGTGTTGCGGACATCTCTTCGGCTAATGTTCTATAAGATTTTGTCAGATTCTGAATATTATCTATCTGGGCTTCCATCAACGTGTTTATCGCTGTTTCTGCCAGATTTGCTGCCTTTCTTTTTTGTTCTAATGAAAGCAACTCTGTGATTATAGCCTCGCTTGGTGCTGGCATACCCGCATTTGCGTCTGACATAACTTCCTTTTTTTGTAGCATTTCTCCTAACCATTGCATTTGTGGACTGCCAGAGGCAGACATAGCCCTCATTGCAGGTTGTTCCATAAACTTTATCAGTGAGTCAGTAAAACCCCCATACTCCTCACTCATAAATGCATCAAAGGATTCTCCCCCTTTGTCTTCATATACACCAGAAGCCTGTTCAATAAACTTTAAAAGTTCTCGACCAAGTGGTGTTCTATTTAACTCCTGAAATTCTTGCGAATATGTAAATGCCTGTTGATTTCCCAGTTGTAATCTCATTCCCAACGCATCTCCAAATGTGCTTTTGAGACTCACATCCAATGACTGTAAAGTTGCTCTAAGTGTATCTCCCTTATCTCCGCCCATAGTTGCTAAAAAACCTAGTTGTCTGTCATCAAGGGCGTTCTTCATTAGTTCTGCCGCATCAGTCATCGAAATTTTCAATACGTTTGAGGTCTTCATAACATTATCCATGAAGTCTTCCATTCCTGCCGCTAATTGGTCATCCGTCCTATCCCTGAGTTGTCCTGACATTCGTAATGTGTCTAAGTATTCTCCTGATAGGTCTGCTATTTGTCCGAAATCCATTCCAAGTCTTTGCATCCATCCGTTAGGGTCATCAGCATTTGCCATCTTATTCACGAAATTTAATGTCTCTTTAACGCCTTTTACGCCAACTGTTTCAGAAAAAAGTTTAACAAATTCAGATGCTTCACCCAGTGTAAAAGTAGTCTCCGACACAGCCTGTGACATCTTTAACATTCCTGCCGCAGCCATGTCCATTTCCGCTAGTAAACCCGATTGACGCATTTGGTTTGTGAAAGTGACTCTTTCACTGAATTGAGTATTCAAAGCCTCATTCATTGTTTTAGAGATTAGAACGGCTGTTGTTGCCCAATCTGCAAGTCTCCCTTGTTTAAAGTCGTGGCGAGTTTGACTTGTTGATTCTCCCGCAACTTGTTTTGCAATATCTTTGTCTATTCCTTGTTTAATTAAAGCATCTGTCAGTGCTGTCTCTCGGGCTTGTTGTCGTGATTGGTCTTGAATCGCACCCAGAATGTCTTTATTGACCATCATCTTGGCTTTTAGGTATTGATTTCCTTGCACTTGATATCTAGTTTCAGCAGTGGCTCTTGCTTCACTTTTATCACTTGCAACTGTTTCTGATTGAGTATTTTTCTGTATTTCAGCCTTCACCGCGTTCAACTCTCTGACGTTGATTGACATTTTCTGGGCAATTTTACCCAAAAATTGCAACATAACATTGTTATCATGTTGAACTTGCTTTAAACTACCCTCAATTTGTTTCTGGGTTGTCTCAGTAGACCACGCGGCAACCCCGCCACCTACACCGGTAATATAAACATCTTGTTCGTCTGCCATTGAAAACCCTCTATATTGTTATATTCTATAACTTCGTAGTTATTATTAAAGATAAATAATAGTAAGACAATTATATTCATACTTAATTGCGTTACTAATTAACTTATACTGTATTTATCAAAGGAAACAAAATGAACACTAAAGCAAATCCATTATCCAAATATTTTCGTAAACCCACAATTTACGTACAAATCCCAACGGGGGGTAGATTTAATCCGGAAATCGATAAAACTATATTAGATGAAATTCCTATAATGCCAATGACGGCTATTGATGAGATATCGATGTCAAATCCCGATGAACTTCTTAATGGTGAGGCACTAGTGAATATTATTACAAGTTGTGTTCCGACAATTCCAGAACCAAGAAATCTATGTAATATAGACGCAGATTTTTTGTACTTAGCAATCAAACATGCAACGTATGGAAAAAATATCGAACACACACATACATGTTCTAATTGTGAAGAACAAGCAGATTATAATATAGACATAAACAGTATTCTTGATAAATTTCCCGAAATACACGAGGTTGAACCAGTCGAATATAAAGATTTAAAAATTTATGTACATCCTCCAAAAATGGAAAGTATGACAAGGATGGCACTAATCGAAGTAGAACAAACACGTATACTTGATGCTATTTCAGATACTGGTAATGAGTCAATAACTGAAATAGAATTAGCAAAGCAATTCGCACTTAGTTTTAGAAAAGTATCAAAACAGAATGTAAACCTATTAATCGAGGCGATAGACCGAATCGAGACACTAGATGAAGTAGTAACTGACAAAGATACAATTTTAGAATTTATGGACAATTGCGAGACAAAAGTTATTACACGAATTAACGACCAAATTACGAAAGTAAACAACAGACCAAAAGACTTAACAACCTTTGAATTTACTTGTGATGCGTGTGATAATAAGGAAAAGGTAAGATTTGAGTTGAATCCTGTAAATTTTTCCTCGGCTGGTTAAAGTCTGCCAGCGCCGCGGAAATAGTAGAAAAACAAGAGACTTATCAAAAACAACTTGACGCTCTACACAAATCATTGTTAAGACTAACTTGGTACATGCGAGGGGGAGTCAGTATTACTGAACTTCACGAAATGCCAGCCAATCATATCTCCTACTTAAACGAGATAGTCCAAGAGAACTTTGACCTAAGTCAAAAGGCTGGAACACCTATTTTATAAAAAACTCACAAAAACGCTTGACATCTATAATAGATTGTGTTAGTATGTTCAACATAACTAATATAAATTCTAATACAACTCTCAATATTATTTCCATATTAAAAGAAATTAAGGCTAATAATGATACTAATAACGGCAAACATAGTGGAACTGTTGAACGGGTTGCCGTTCCGGGATTGAGGACGCTAGTGTAGTGCTATGCGTTCAGATAAGTTGGGTGAACTCCGACACTGCTTCTCGTAACCACAAGAACTGTTTATAACATAAAACATTCGTTACCCTAAAGGGTAATCGAATGACTAGTATTTACCGTGTAGAAATACACACACCGCTGGTAGATTTATAATACTACCAACTTTGATGAGATTTTATTCTATGTGAATTCATCAGAGTGCCGTTGGGTCTAAAGACGCAATACTAAGTTACGAGGGAATCGCCAACCGACCTCGCCATTGCTAGTGGCTAACTTAGACATAGAGTCTGATAAACTTAACAAGTATCAGCAGTTGCCCCGATAGGAGGGCAATTGTGTCTTCCAAACTAAACAAGTAAAAAGAATATATAAATGATATAAAGGAAAGAAATAAATATCGAGGAAATGTTCTTTGAGTGAAACGAAAAGAAATTTCCGAAGATATTAGGTCTTTAGACCTATTAAGATACAGGACAATGAAATACTATGAGTGATTGGACATATAATAATAAAGTTGTAAATGATTTACCTGGAGACGTAGAAGGCTTTGTGTATGTGATTACAAATCTTACAGATAATCGCAAATACATAGGTAAGAAGTTAGCACGATTTAAAACCACTAAACCGCCTCTTAAAGGAAGAAAAAATAAAAGACGTGGTTATAAAGAAAGTGATTGGAGAACCTATTGGGGTTCTTCTGACCATTTGATTGCCGATGTAAAAAAATTAGGTCCCGATAAATTTTCCCGTGAGATTTTACACTATTGCCCTAGTAAAGGTATATTAAGTTATATGGAAGCAAAAGAACAGTTTGATAGAAAAGTGTTAGAAACTGACGAATATTATAACGGTATCATTCAAGTTCGAGTGGGAAGTTCAAAAATTCTCACTGAGCATCTCAAATCTCTTAAACAAAAAATATAGGCGCCAATAACCACTGATATATTCCTAATAAATCAATAGTCAAGAAGAAACTATTCTGAAAAATCATTGGTTTATCCTTTAGTCTTAAAAATACATACAGAACAATTATATGTCCTAATGCGAATAATGGAAAAGCCCATTTAGATTGTTCTAAATTTAAGGATATTAATACTCCGGCACAAACAAACATAAATGTTGCTATCCATTTCATTCTTTCCATATTATTGATAAACATTGATACCCTCTCCTTTGTATCCTACTCGATGTATTTAGATATAAATGAAAAAACCCGGCACCATTTTCTGATGTCGGGTCTTTTGTCGAACTCTCTATAAATCGGAATGTACATCCATTTTTTGTTGTAATTCCCTCAATTACAGAGTTATCAACGAAATCTAGTGTCGATGAGAGAGGTTTAGAGGAGACATAAGAATCCGCTGATAAGTACTATTCTATCATATCACACATATCATGTCAAGCATAAATGCATGTTTTTTCTACTTTTTTTGATAAAATAGAAAAAAACCTCTTTTTATTGTATATTGCAGTTCTATTTGACACCAGATATGGTATATCTGTCAAAAATATTAAGTTTTAATGTATTATCGTACTTTATTTCACTGAGAGAATACTTACTTTTAAAGTCTTCCAATGACTCACATTTATTAATATGTCCATCAATTGCAAGATTGTTGCTTTGCAATATTAGTTGTGTACCAGATTTAATATCTTTAAACCAATCCGCTGACATGTGTTCACAACTGAGATTGATAATAGTATCGTACTGATAATGTCGGTCAAAACTATTAATGTCAGCAGTATGGTGGCCTAGATAATTTTTAAATGTATAATTAAATCTGCCACTTACTGGCTTGCATCTCATATCAATATCTATTTCTGCGAAATTTATATCAGGATATTCCTCAATTAGTATATTAGTAAGTACACCAAGCCACGACCCTATGTATAATACTGTATTTGCGTTTTTACTAACAGCATCAAAGGCAAGTATTGCTTCGTTTTTACTCTGAATTTGATTTGTATGAAACATATCTCTTATTTCAGTAAGTGATACATTATTTAAAATTTCCTCATCATAGAGAATATCTAAGAATTTTGGAATATATTTCTCTATACAAATCATTTTCTTCTACATATTGTTCTTTTTTTCTTGGATTTCTTTTCTACGTACCTTTGTAAGTTTGCCAAGATTACCTAATGCCTTTCTGGCACGAGCGGCTGAGGCTTTTATACCCTTTTCTTCAAACTTGGCATTTTCTGCCTGGTATGTTTCAATTGCTTCCATAATTTCTGCATTAGTACTCATAAATTACTCCTATGTTTTGTACATGGTGCTTTCCTCTTCCTGAGAAAAACTTGTGAAACCATTTTCTTTTATTACACTAAGTACGCTTTCTACACGACCTTGTAATTCATCTTTGTGTGATATCAAATACACACTTCTATTTCCATCTCTTGCCATCTTCTTAAGAACAGCAAGTGACGATTCGACACCGTTCGTGTCCATTCCGCTATCTATCAATTCGTCAACAAATAACACATTAATTGTGCTGTATAATGACTCAAATATATCACGGAAACTCCAACTTAATCCTAATATAAGTCGGTTTCTTTCACCTCTACTTAGATTATCAAAGTCTAAATCACGACCTAATTCAGTGATTTCTACTGATAAATCACTCTGGAATACAACATCATGTGGTAATCCCAACTTATCTAAGTAATATGCTAAACGAGAATTTAAGTAACTTAAGTTCTGGTCTATAATCTTTTTACGAATAAAACTATCTTTATTAGTTAGCAGTTTCAACAAGAAGTCTTGGTGGTCAAGTAATGAAACTAATGTGTTCAGACGAGAATAGTCTACTTCCTCTAACGCATCATTTCTCATATCATTTATCTGGTCAACATATGGGTCTTCTGTATTTTTATTATTTTCTATTGATTCTTCTAGTTTTTCTACAGAATTTTGATGCTCATACGCATTCGATAATGTATCATAAAATGTAACAGGTTTCTCGCCTATATCTCCAATTCTTTCTATTGTTGAATTGTGTTCTAAAAGAGAACTTTCATTTGCTGTTAAATGTTCTACTGCTTCTTCTTTTTGTGTGTTCTTACCGCCAAGAATTTCTTCTTGTTTAGTATCGTGTATATCTTGTCCACACGCATGACATTTATGTTCTTCGATTAGTTTTATTTCATTATCTAATCGTTCTATTAATTTATTTTGCTTTGTATTGTCCGCTTCAATACTATTAATCCAAGATGTTGCTTGACTAATCTCTGATGAATTTTCATTATATGTTACTAACAATGCGTGATTCTTTAATTCAGATTCAATGTCTACGTGCGATAATGAAGATAGTTCAGTTTCTAATGTTTCTAAATCTGTTGTTTGTTTATTTGTCCAAACTCTTTGTCTGCGTTCAATGTCTTTAATGCTTTTAAGAATACGAGCATTCGTGTTTTCAGCGGCTTTTAATGTATATTCTTCTTCTCTTATTTGTTCTTTTGTGTTCTTTGATATCTCTTTTAGCACTTCTGCTTTACGAGATAATTCAGTTATTCCCAATAGTTCTTCGATTAACTCTCTTTGGTCAGCGGCACGTAAAGATAAGAATGGTTCAGTGTATGTATTAAGAGCAACAATATGTTTGAACATCGCATGAGAAAGACCGATAATACTTCCAACTTCAACTTGAGTCATTCGCATTTCACCTTGACCTGCATTCTCAACATCGTTATCGCCAAGTTCCATACCATCTCTTAAGAAATGAAATACATTAGGAGAACGACCACGTTCAATTCTATATTCATTTCCGTTGTATGTGAAATCAACAGTAACCATCATGCCTTTACCATTGGTTTTGTTGATTAGATTGTTTTGTTTAATATTTGTGAGTGCTTTTCCATATAGACCATACGATAACGCATTGATTAAAGTGGTCTTACCAGTTCCGTTACGGGCACCATCACTACCCAAATCAATATTGTTACCTAACACTAAAGTCAGTTCATTTTGATTTAATGTAATAGCCTGAGTAACATTACCCACACTCATAAAATTTCTTATTGTTATATTCTTAATTACTAACAAACTTATACCTCTCTTGCGTAAATTCCATCTTGTATGGGGTCAATCGACAGTTCATTGACATTAATATATTCGGGTTGATTAATTATCCACACGACTAGTTCTGCTATATATTCGACATCAATCAGTTTTCTATCGGGATGTTTCTTTATAATAGCAGGAGTTGTTAAACTACCTGGCGATATTAGTGTTGTTTTTATATTACTACCACCCATTGTCATATAAGTTAAATCTCTGTTGTAGGCTTTGAGTGCTTTCTTTTCTGTGGGATATCTCCAAGTTCTTCCCTTTACGCCAGTATCAGCAGTTGAACCTATGTTTATAATATGTCCTTTTCTGTCTGCTTCGTTCATAGCATTAAACATACATTCAGCAATCATAACCTGATGAAATTTCCATATTGCAGAATTGTTTATAAAGATATCAAAGTTGCCCTTGATATAATGTTTTGCTAATTTATTTTGTCCAGCAGCCGTTTCTAAATTATATCCGTTACTTCTACTTGCTGTTTCATATTCGATTTCAGGATAGATATATTCTTGATTAATACTATCAAATAGATTACATATAGCCTCACAGAGGCCATACTTACGACTTCCAGTAATTAGTATTTTTTTCATAAGTTATTATAAATTTCAATAAGTACGTTTTTATCAAAACTTCCATTGTCATCTAATGATGATAATTGTGCTATTACAATTTCGTCTATTGTCTCAAAATGTATTTCAGCACCTGTATCGTTTTCGTGTTCATTGTTTTTGACCGGTACAAGTGTAACTTCACGCAGTTTATAAGTTTCTACAAATGTATCCTTAATAAAATTTGCTTCTTCGTAAGAAATGTCAATATCTAATGATATTTTTACTGTTGCTTTTGGTACTAGATATTTGTCTGGCTCATCTAATAATGTAGATAACGCAATTGTTCTATATTTTGGAGCATCTTTCCAAGTGAAGAACTCTGGTTCTTTATCCCACTCTAAGTACATCCAACCTCTATCATCATCCCAATTGTCTGAGAAGTTATGAGGGAAAGCATTACCGATATAAATTACATTATCTTTTACTTGACGTTGATGAAAGTGTCCAGTGAACACATAATCTTGATTCTTAAACATACTGCCTTTAAGACCACCGTGGTCAGGCATTTCAATCATTGCATTGAGTTTAAATGTTGGTAACTCTAAATGACTAAAGATGTATTTTGTCTTTATCTTCGGAATCTTTTTCCATTCATCACCGACTAACCAACTGACGATTGCGACATCGCCCTCTACAAGTTTATCTCTTACTAGAATCACATTAGTAAGGTCATCAATGAATTCCATAGAATTCACATCACGGGTTTCGCGGTAGAATAGGTCGTGATTGCCTAATATAACATAAACTTTTTCAAATGCTTTGCTTAGTCTTCGTAAACCAGCAATGCTATATTTCATAGTTGATATGTTTAGACTTGACCTGTTATGGTGCCAATCGCCCAAGAATATACAAGTTTCGCAGTCTCTTTCTTTTGCGTCCTTAATGAACCAATCAATGAAATTTAAACAATCTTCATTGTGTTGTTTTGCGTTATTCTTAAGACCCCAATGTATATCCGTAAAACACGCGGCCTTTTTAAACAAATTATCAGTCATTGTCATCGGCGTAAATCTCTTTAATGGTTTCGGTTGGAATAGCATCATCGGTTATTTTTGTCTTGATGATTTTTTGCCAACGTTCCTGAGATTTCATTTCGTGTGCCAACTGTCTTGTCCAACTTGGCGCCTGTCCTGCTTTTTCTAGCAAGTCATCACGAATGCCTTGATTTTTCTTTTCTATGTTAAGAACACGAGTGAATGAATTGTTCACTACTGTTGTGTAGTAAGCAAAGGGATTATCACTCTTATCTTCGTTAAATTGTAATCCAATCTGTGCTAATTGTAGCAATGCTTGTCCACGCATTTCATCAATATATGTATATCCACGCCAGTTAGACCTCTGCGAGTATCTTTCTACTAGTTTGATATACATTGTCGCCAATACGGCTGTGATTTTACCAGCAGATAAATCAAATTCTTTCTCTTTGTTGTGATGTGATAGTCCCACTTCATTGATTTTATTATCTGTATAAGTATAGTGTTTGAATGCAGGAAATGGTAATTTTACTTTGTGGTCTGCTATTGTTTTGGGGTTTGCTTTTCTACCTGGCTCATCGGGTATGTGGTCGAAGCCCATCACACGAAATATAATCTCGTCTTCTGTGAAAGAAGCAGGGTTGACCTCGAAATCGACTTGCTTTTTCTTTTTATCTTCGTTAGCATCCCAAGCCAGTTTTTGTAATCGTTTTGCTTTGTTTTGTCTTGCTTGGTCTACTGCTTCTGGAATATCATCAGTTGAATACAGTATAATATCATGTTGATTATGTTTGTCTCTATCCTCAAACCAACAATAGTTTGACTTAGAAATATGAATCTGCTTCAACATATCTTTGTTATTTAAATAATTTTGTCGTCTAGCCATAGTTAATTTCTCCTAAAGTTAAATCAATTATAACATATATAGTCGACCGCTGTCAAGTGGTAAAACACTATATATAGCAAAATCTTTTATATTATCTAATAAACTTCGCAGATAATGCCGAGATAAATACTGTTATAATGATTTAGGAGTAAAAGATGGCAAGTCCATATTACACAAAACAACCAGTATATTTAAAAGAGCCAAGTGGTAGATATCAAAACATTTTGTCAAAGGATGAGGACGCTCTGTTCAGAAATACATCAACAATTATCAACTTTCCATATACTCCTACAATCTCAATTATTAGTGTTGCGAACTTTTCATCATACGACATGACACATGCTAACTTTCAACAACGTGCATTTGACAATCACATGAATCTGGAACTTAATATGACTGCGCCGATGATTGTGAGAAGCGAAGAAGAAGCAATGTACGTGTATAATGCGGCATTGTTTATTAGAAGTATAATGAAAATGCAATGGTTACAAGATAATGATCCTGGTATGCCCCCTCCAATAATGCGATTTTACGCACACGGCATATACGAAAATGTGCCGTGTACAATTCGTGACTTTACTTGGAACTTAGACTCTGACATAGATTATGTAGAAATACCTGATCCAAAAAACAGTAAAAAAATTATGAGGCTTCCAGTTCATAATATGTTTGTATTAACATTGTCAACAACTTATGCACCAAAGGATGTAAGAGAAAACTTTAGTGTTAAAGATTATCTTGCAGGAAATTTAAAGGATAAAGGTTATGTATAAAGAAAATTCTCCATGGAGTAGAACTTCGGTGATTGACGGGACAGTATTAGATATAATGAAGAAAAGATTTATCTATAGAGATCCATATGACGAGGATTACACTATACCTCAAGAATTCAACGAACGTCCTGATTTATGCAGTTACAAGATGTATGGCACTGCGAAGTATTGGTGGATATTTGCTCATAGAAATCCAGATATCATAACAGATCCTATCAGAGGATTCACAACAGGAATTGTTATTAAGATTCCAAGCAAAGATAATATTAGTAAAATGGTGTAACTGATATGAAGAAAGTAACTTCTTTATTAGATATCGTAGATAATCATGAGTTCATTGAAAATCCTCTTGATGCTTATGAGACTTACACTTACAACATAGAATGGTTTGTAGTCGATAAAAATGCTGACAGAGAATTTCAGGCAATGGAAGCATATAATGTTGAAACCATTATCAATGACGGTTGGCCAGAACCTAATATTAACAAAGTCATAATAGCAAAAACTGGTGTTACTACTGAATTTGTCTTGACAGATTTAAACATAGAATCTGTGGGCACAGGAAACGCAACGTATAGTAAAATCGCAGGAACCGCCGTGTTTTTGGATTTCAATATTACACAAGTTGGCGAAACAAATCTAGTAGATAACTTACAAAATTCAATTGCGATATGTGGATATGATACACTTCAAACGGCTACTTTTTATATTAAAATTAATTTTGTAGGGTTTGACACCAACGGTAAAAAAGTTAAAATGCCTCAGACAAAAGTTTTTCCTTTTTGGATTAAGGATTTTGCCGGACTTCAAACCCAAACAGATGTGAAAGGAACAACCACTGCTCTATCTGGAACTATTGTCCCCGACAAGGTAGTAATGGATGACATACTTAGTAAGACTGAGGATCATTTTAGATATGATATAAAAGATACACTATCCGAAACATTACAAGAGTTTATAGAAAAATTGAATCAAAGCAACGAGAACGCCCATCTTAATCTCCAACCAAACCTACGGAACACTTATAAAGTAACATTATCTGACCGATTTAAGGAATGGGCCGGCGGTTCATCTATAAAAGATGAGAAGATTAATTCTACTAAAGATATGAAATCATCCCTGACTTCGGTGGCGGGCGGTGAAGGTTGGTCGATACCCCATGAGTTAACTCAAGTAGGACAAGTAATGCCACGCACGAACATATATGGTGTATTAGAGGAAATATGTATGAATGCAATAGCAGTCAATGTTGAACAAACTAAATTATGTGCAGACTATACTAAAGTACTGAAAATTACTCCATGGTTGATTCCAAAAAAAGATGGATACAATCCAATACAAGGAAGAAACGCATATGATATTGAGTATTATATAGACTATGAATTAAAATCTGTGACCCACAATCTGATTGACCAATGGACCAAAGCACTGAGCGCCAAATCCACGATTCAAAAGTTATTCAACGATGAACGTGTTAATAAAAAATACAACTATTTGTTTACTGGAAAAAATGACCAAATATTAGAATTTAATATTACGTTAGAAAATGAACTAACAAAGATATACACTACTCCCTCAGATTACTGGGCACTAGAACATATGCTTCAACAAGGGACATACGAAAATGACAAACTATGGGAAGGATATATTAAGAGAATTGAAGATGCACAAGAAGATCAGCAAAGGGCAGACGGAATATATCAAGACCTTAAAGCAGAACTTGAAAAAATAGTAGAAAAAGATAAGGCAGAAGAAAAATTAATGAGAAATCAATTAATTGATGCTGTTGCAACTACAAAAGGATTAAGTGTTGAAGGTCCTGCAACAACTTCTCCATTAATAACTACCCAGCAATTAGAAACAATGTCAACTGCCCAACTTTTTGATTATGTAAATCTAGATCCTGATATGAAGGATTATCATCAAGATGAAAAATTTATAGAGTGGTTAAAAAGTAACCAAGAGATATACAAAAAAGCCCTTGCGACAGTTAAAAAGCAAGACGCTTTAACAAAAGTGGCAACGGAAGAGGTTGACACGTTGTTGCGTGATGCCCATGCAACTTATCTGTCCGAAAACGCTAAAGAGAGATATAAAAGTCATCAGGAATTTTTTGATAAACTTGCTAAAAAGAATACGAAAGGTATGATACTAACCGAAGAATTAGATAATGATGTTATATCTAAACTATCTAACGAAGAGTATCAAACTATACTTAAATCCCAACAAAATAATCCTATTGAATTTAGAAGAGTGATACATCATACACTAGAGAAACAAAGAAACGATACAATTAAATCAACCCTAAAAAAAGAACTAGTAGAACAGGCTAAATTAAAATATTACGAATCAAAGACTAATAATATAAGTATGATTGAGGCGCAAATGACTATCAAAGGAGATCCTTATTGGTTAGAAGGATTCTTATCTCCTTCTTTGGCGAAGAAAACATTCGGTGACTTAGGAACAATAAAAAATAATAAAGGTTTAAATCTCAATACAACAATAAATGGTACGTCTGGTTTGGTATTAGTATCAGGCGTATCCGCTGGAACTGATTTATACGATAATGTACTTAAAAGAAATATGATTACAAGCGTATATTTTGTTACAAGTATTACTAGTTCTTTTTCTGGCGGCATGTTCACCCAAGCACTAACAATGATAAAAAATACTGAGGCAGAAGTTTTTGGAGTAGATGAAGGTCCAAGAACAGTAGGACCGTCATTACCAGAATTGGGTGACAAAAATGGCTTAGGTATGGATGGTATAGATGCCGCAATAGACCAACATCAGTCCTATAAATCTGGTGAGGGTTGGTTTGATATCACGAGAAAATTAACCGCAGAGCAAACAGTAAAAAATATTGAAGCAGTGGAGGCTGGAAAGATAAGAGAAGAACAAAACTATTTAGATCAGTATTGGCAGTCATTGAATATGGGTGGAGATGGAGAACTAATAATTCTTCCGGAATCAACTTTCCAAGAAAGTTGGTTTGAAAGGACTCAGAGATTAACCGCAGAGCAAACAGTAAAAAATATTGATGCAAGTGCCGCCATAGATGCGAGAGAAAAAGAAAACTATGTAAATCAGTATTTCCTGGAATTGAATAATGGTGGAGAGGGAGAACTAATTACTACTGCACCAGAAAACTGGCTTCATAAGAATACAGAACAATATATAAATAAACAGGTCAAAACAACTGACCAAACTATAACGGCCCAAACTGACATAATAAATTCTCCCCTTAATGGAAATGCCGCAATAAGAAATGTCTTAGCAAATCAGACTTTAAACCAACTCCCACTATTGCACAAAATATGCGAATCTCAACAGAATAGTTGTGATACTATTAAAGAAACTGACAAAAAGATGTTAGAATCATTTGGATTAACTATAGAAGACCAAGGAAAGGCAAGTACAGTCACAGCAATGAACACACAAATAAATGATTGGATAGCACAAGGTGCCACGTTTTCAGACGAAGAAATTGCAGTTTATCAAATCGCCGCAGGTGGCGAACTGAACATTACAGGTCATGACCCAGTCAATATACAGAAACTAGTAAAAAAAGCAACAGGAGAAAGAACTCCAGAAATTATTTTAGAAGAACAAGCGGCTGGCATACCGTCTGTAATTGTTAGTGATGGGAATGCTAGTACAACTAATGATACTGCAATATTAGGCGGCTCGAAACCTCTTAATCAGTTCACAGTGCAAGGCACAGCAATAAACACGAGAAAATTACAGAATTATCACAATTCTGACGGTAGTATTAAAACAGAAGCAGATATAAAAGCAGAGTATGAGGCGATAAAAGCATTGGATTATCCATTGTCGCCTTGTGACGCAGCCTGTCGAACTGCAAAATATATACTACTTGCAAAAGTAGATCTTGATGCGACAATTGCCAGAGAAATGCTAGATGAACTACAAAAGAACAAAGTTGAAAGCATAGTAAAGAAATCATGTCCTGATGGACACGCAAATTCTTTCTTTACAGATTCTAGAGAATTTGAATGTGTACCAATTCTGCCAAATACATTAACTGATGATGAAATGGCCGATATAGAAATATTAAAAGGAAAGGTGAATGAAGTGTTTTATAATAATTACTATACTGAAGCGGGTATAGAAACAGAAAAAACATGGAAAACTAATATGTTTGCCCAGATAGAAAAAGAGATAAAAGATAATGACCTAATTATTTCAGAAGAAGATAAAAATACATTGAAGTTGGCGGCGGCTGCCTCAATTAATTCTAAAGTAGCATTATCACAACTATCAGACGATGACTATCGCACAATTCAAGGATATGAAAATGGAATTAATACAGTAATTGCAACGGCCCAAGACGGGCATCGTGGAGATTTAACAACGGCTGTTAATGTTGGACTTAATGAAGATGAACTAGCAATACTCAATGAACAGAGAGCCGAAACTATAACGAATCTAAGTAAATTTAATTGGACTACAGATGGCAGACGTGTATTTGAAGCCGAATTAGATTCAATTGATGTTGATATTGCTAAAAATACGTTAAGGCAATTTGATGAACATATGACTGCTGTAGCAACAATATGTTCTGGCTCGACTTGTGAATATGTTCCAATATATAATCCAACTAAAAAGGATGACCATACTACGGCTATAATAAAAAATGCAGATGAACAGTTTGATGTTGTGTTAGCAGGGGTTGACAACACATATGCAGGGGTAACAACTCAAAATAATCTAGACCAATTAACACAGGCTAAAAATATGTATTATGAATTAACAAGCACGGCTTCTGGTAATATGACAACAGTAGAAGATGATTGGGGATTAGTAATTGAGGTGAAAGACTTTTCTAATATCGGTGATAATGGTGATGGTACTTACTCTATAGAATACATCGATGCAAATGGAGTTACACAAACCATTCCTGACCCTAGTACATATTTCGATATTCATACAACGTCCTATTCTGATATAGTACCAGCATATAAACAAGATTATAAATTGTTAAGAGAGAAAGTAGCAGATTTGTTTCCTAATATAGAAGTGATATCAAACATTGATTTGAATGGAATAGCACTAACACTAAGTACACTTAAAGATGGAACAGGAATGATATTCTTAAATGGTACTGCCTTTATTATAAACCCTAATCCATAGAGAATTTATTATGAAAGAATCACAATTTAGTAAAGCCCTTAAAAGAGAAGCAGACCACATCTCATCTCCTGTTGCAGAGGCGTTAAGCAGAGGAATATATAAAGCAGTAACTGTTCTTGAAAATCCAACAACTAAAGAAGTCTATATTGACCCGACTGGGCGTGGTAGACTTGCCGCATATGTTCCATCATTAGGAGGTAATCCTTCTAATCCAATGTTCTTCCAATATGCTAGTCCATATGGTGGAATAGTTAAAGAGGGAAATTATGGATTCTTTGGTATACCAGTCGGAGAAGCGGTTACTATTCTTGTTTTCTTTGCTGATGGCGGTAAAGCATCTGAAGGATACTGGTTTGCAGTAGCCCAAGAAATTCCTGATATTGTAAGTGGTGGCACCGCTGGAGGGGCAAACGTAGACGGCACAGGTCAAGGCGAAGGAGCATTTGAAAATATACCGTCAAGTAAAACACAGGCTTGGACAGTTGGTAACGCGGCAATTACAAAAGAAAAAGAACTAGAAAATAATCCAAGAAATAAAATTTTAGCAGACCAAGGAATATATACTGACACTTTGAGAGGAACATCTACATCTTCTCCAGGAAGAGATGCAAGTTACTCAATACCACAAGAAAATAAAGTTACTGGATTTAAAACACCAAGTGGCTCCTCGATAACTATCGATGATGGTAGTATCAATGATGACGGTACTATTCATTCTGAACAAATAAGAATAACAACTGCCTCGGGTGCTGTCGTTATATTAGATGGTGGAAATGATTTTGTCTACGCAATAAACAGTAGTGGATCTGGATGGGTAGAGATTGGAGCAAATGGTGAAGTAATGGTATACGCAGAGGGTTCGTTGAGTATGAGAACAGAAAAAGATTTTAATATTCGTGCAGACAAAAATATTAATATAGAAGCGGGTGAAAACATACACATGCACAGTGTTGAAGGTAATACAAAAATTAACTCAGACAAAGAGATACATTTGCGAAGCAAAGGTAATCAATTTTTACAGAGTGAATCGGGAATGAATATCAATGTTGGAGTTAATTGTATAGTAACTACGGAGGGTAAGTTACATCTGAATGGTCCAATAGCAAGTAAATCTGAACTTATTCTAGTTGGCAATATGCCAGATATGCAAAACTTAGAGACTACCGAAATAAAAGATACAATTGTGTCTGCTATGCCAACACATGAGCCATTTATTAGACCACAAGCAAAAGAATTGAAAGAAACGGCAAGTAAGTTTTCAATAGCAACCGCAAGTGAAGATGGTATAAAGAAGGCAGGAATATAATATGATATACGACAAACGAAAAGGCTCACTACTAAATTATATACAATTGCCATTGCATGTTATAACTTCGTCTGGTACATTTCTAGGAACAGGTTATGACCTAAATGATAATCCAAAATATATTCTTTCTCATGTAAGAGTAAACCTTGAAAATGTCAATGATTTAACATTTTCGTCAATGAGCAAGAATTCTATAATACTAGATAATAAACCAACACTTATTATTAAGAACAATTTAGTCGGTTACAATTATAAGATATCAGACACTGAATTAAATTACGGATATATCACGGTTTCATCTACACGAATAGATATTACATCTGATAAGATAACAAAAGGAATGGCAGATTTTATTTTAGAAAAACAATTACGAAACATTGGTAACGTATTAGAGAAGTTTATTAAAGTAAAAATATCACAACCACATTATGATGCTTTGTTATATCACTTCTTCCATGAAGGAATTAGTACCATAGAAAATAGTTCAATTATTGCACTTATAAATGCTAAAGACTGGTATTCAGTAACAGACGAAATTCAAAAAAATATAACAAAAAATGGCAAAGTAGACGAGAAACTGGCACAACAAAGAACAAAAACTGCCAAGATATTCAGTTTTGTACCTGGATTCTCTTAACGGGCTGCTATAACTTTATCTGCTAATCCAAAAGCAACTGTTTCTTCCGCTGACATAAAATTGTCACGTTCCATCGCCGCAGTCAATTCATCAAATTTCTTTCCAGCAGAATTGTGATTTACATAAATTTGAGTTAATCTCTCTTTCATTTTCATCATCTCATCAACTTGAATCTTCATATCGGTTGCTTGTCCACCTGCCCCACCACTTGGTTGATGAATCATTGTGCGACTGTTTGGTAACACATGTCGTTTTCCTTTAGCACCAGCCTGAGCAAGTAATGAACCCATTGAACATGCTTGACCCATCACAGTAGTTGCTACTGGAGAAGTGATAAACTGCATAGTGTCATATATTGCCATGCCTGATGTTACTGTTCCGCCCGGTGAATTAATATAAAAGTGAATATCCTTGTCTGGATTCTCTGCTTCTAAGAACAATAATTGGGCACAGATTAAATCTGCCTGATAGTCATTGATATCATTGGTCAAAAATATCACTCTTTCTTTTAATAAACGAGAGAATATATCGTAACTACGTTCTCCATTTGTTGATTGGTCAACGACCATTGGTACTAAGTTTGGCATAAAGTATTCCTTATTATGATGAGATTCTAGTATTATTTATATACTATGATAACATTATTCACTCCATTTGTCAATCTTAAACTACGAATATTAAGTGGAGATAAATACATTAAAGATAAACTACAGAGAAAATAAAGTTATGCCATTATTCACAGGTTTTAGTACCAAAAATAAAAACGCAATAAATCATCAGTTAAATGACAAAGATTTAGTGATTGAAGACCTTATGAATCATATCATGACCCGAAAAGGTGAACGAGTAATGTTACCTACATATGGGTCAATTATTCATGATATGATATTTGAGCCGCTAACTGAAGAAACAACTGAGTTAATTGAAGAAGATTTAACAGACATTATAAAAGATGATCCGAGATGTAAATTTGTTAGTATTGAAATCACGGACTCTGACCACACAGTAAATGCTATGTTGAGACTTGAAATACTACCAACGAACGAACCAGTAGAATTGAGTATAGACTTAGATAGAGAATAACAGAGAGAATAATATGAGCCAAGAACGTACAGACAATCTATTCGCAAGTGAGAGTTGGACAGCAGTATATACTGCGTTCACTAATGTTAGTCTTAAAGCATATGACTTTGACACAATTCGAGACGCCTTACTTGCATACACAGCCCAAACTTATCCTGATAAATTTAACGACTTTATAGCAAGTTCAGAATTTATTGCAATTTTAGATTTAGTTGCATATCTAGGACACAGTTTAGCATTTAGACTAGACATGAACACTAGAGAAAACTTTATGGATACTGCTGAACGTAGAGCAAGTATTCTTCAGATGGCTAAAACTCTAGGATATAATAAGACACGTCCAATCAATGCAAAAGGCTTTATGAAGATTACTAGTTTGTCAACTGACGAACCAGTATATGACAATCTAGGAATTTCTCTAGCAGGAAAGACTGTTGCTTGGAATGACAGCAATGATGTAGATTGGTATGAAAATTTTATCAGTGTTCTAAATTCTGCCTTTTCTAGTACCACTAAAATTCAGAATCCTACATCTACATTAACAGTTGCAGATGTTGAGCATTCATTGTATGAAATAAATGAAACGCCAGCAACAAAAAATGTGAATTACTCATTTTCTGCAAACGTTGGTGGTAAAAGTAGAAACTTTGAAGCAGTTCGTGTATTACTAGACACAATTAATTCAAGAATAGAAGAAGATGAACCAAAACTGACCAACAACTTTACGATTATTAATCGAAATGACAATCTAGGTTCTGCTAGTGATAGAACTGGATTCTTTGTTTACGCAGTTGCAGGTGCATTAGGATTTGAAGACTTCACTTATAATACTCAACTTTCAAACAGAATAGAATCAATAAACGCAATCAATGTATCTAATTCAGATGTGTGGATTCAGAAAATAGATTCAAATAGGGCTTATGTGTCAAGTGTAACAAAAGTAGGCAATGATACACATGAAACTGCAATTTATAATGCTTTACGAACTGGTTCTGGAGATATCGTAAGTATAAATTCTGCTGACAACAACGCAATTACACTACATTATCCAGATGGTGTATTTGGTAACGCGGCATACGGCAACTACAGAGCATGGTATAGAATAGCAGATAATGATAATTTTTCTGTAAATGCTAATGATATTACTAATACAACTATAACAATTCCTTACACAGGAAGTGATAATAGAAGATATAGATTATCATTAACAATCTCAAGTACAAAAGATTTCACTGAAAACTTCTCTGGCGAAACATATGCAAGTGTGCGTAGAATTGCTCCAAGAAGTTATTATGCACAAGACAGAATGGTCAACGCACAAGATTATAATGTATATCCACTTACTCTTGGAACTAATATTGTTAAAAAAGTTAAAGCAGTAAACACTTCTTTCGCAGGCAACTCTCGTTTCTTTGAGATGGATGATGTTCTAGGACATCATTCTAATTTGAGTATAACGGGTTCAGACGGTAGTGTATTTGTTGAAGATGAACCAATAACAGTTTCCCTAAGTTATAATAAAGCAAAAGGAAACAGTGATAACTTTATACGAAACGATATAGCAAACGCAATAAAACATCCAAGTCTTTTAAATAAATTTCTTCATGCAAATAGAACTAATACTACAGAAGTGGTTCTGGCTCAATCAGGAATAACTTATACAGTGCCTCCATTAGATGGAATGAAAATCACTACAGTGTCAGCACCAACAAATACTATCTATGAAGGAGATACTGTTGAATTAGAAACTGATACAGGAACGACTATTTGGGCAGATGTTAAAACAGTTGATACAAATACACTTACATTAAACAAATTTATTCCAGAAGCAGGAAGTTTAAAAACAGTAGTAAGAGGATTTAGAACTAAATTTACAGATGCTGAAAAATTAGCAATTAAAAATAAAGTCGACCCAGATGCACAAACATTTACATTAAAATATGCGATAGACACAGGAACTGATTGGACTTGGCAAATACATACAGGTGCCACACCAACAGAAGTTCATGTTGTGTTTACTTACAATTCTGGAATCAGAGATAATGAAACAGAATATACTGCCACATTTACGGGCAAAAAAATAGCATTTGAAAGTAGAGACCAAGTCAAATTCTTCTATGGTAACAC